CGGCTGCCATTATGCTCCCTTAATTCCGTATAGGGCAAAGGATGAATATTGGCTTATGTTGGATCCGTTAAATGAATATAGTTTGATTGAACTAATGGCATTAGTGCTTAAATATAAGCCTGACCACATTTCAACAACACCGCTACCATTATTATCTATCCCACCTAATGCCCGTTGCACTTTATATTTATTTGTATTTGCATAATCTAAAATATCTATAATTCCTACACCAAATACATTTGCATTGCTAGAAGTTCCTGCAACAGAAATTGACTGCATAAATGTTTGGGCTGAGGCATTACCGCCTGAATAAGTTGCTGATCCATTACCACCTAAATAATGATAATTATAAGATGAACCTGTTACGCCATTGTATTGAACATTTAGACCATCTTGATTGCTGCTAGTAAAAGCAGTTTTGGCTAAAATACGAATCTGTAAATGGGTGTAAGTGCTGGGAATAGAACTAAAAGTTACGTCGGCGGCACCGCCTGCACCTACGGTTACTGTTGAAATAGACTCATAAGCCGTTGGTGGAATTGGTGGCACTCCAACGCCATAGAGTCCGGCGATTGCGTTACCAATCATTATGCGATTGCACCGACAATAATCCAAGAGTTAGCACTCTGACGGATTGCTGAACAAGCCTTGTATTGGGCAAGAGTTGGTGCGGCTGATACTGCGCCAGCTGAGACGATAGTTACACCTGCACCTGCAGCGAAGGTTAGAAGCCCTGCACCTGTGTTGATAAAGGTAATTGTGCTACCAACGGCAGCAGCAGTAAGAGTTGAGTCCGGGGCGATAGTGACGGTCTTAGTGCTTGCGTTAGATGTAAGGATTGTCTTTTGATATAGATCAGCATTAGCGACTGTGTAGGTAGAACCGCTCTGTGTGCTTATGTCGAACGTTACTAGGCCGTTATACATCGCAGCTGAAAGAACGTCTCCTGTGCTTGCTGGAAATCCTGTTGCCATTTATTACCCCTTAATATGTCATTACTGACGTGCCGATTATACCGTATAAAGAACTGCCTATGATGAAAGAATCGATGATTGGTTCAGATGTTACGAACGTGGTATTCCAGGTTCCTGGAGTAATTTCATGGGTTACTCCCATGCATTGCAAAGTCTTGTCTATGACTGTGCCATCTTGCCCTACGTTCTTTACACGAATTGTGTCAAAGAAATCTAGGGTTAAGGCTGCGGTTGTGCCAGCGGCATAGTCAGCGGTGTTCAGATCAAGAGTAAGGGCATCAACCCGTAGAGTGGTCTCTGCCCGTGTCGCGGTGTAAGCCTGTGCAATATCTAAAGCCTGAGCGTCTGTCTGCACTAAAAGGTCTGTGGCTGTGTAAGAGTGTGGGAAATACTTGATTTGGCTTGCGGTGTTGCTTGCGGTCTGGGCTGTGCCACCAGCACGAGTAATAGAAGTTGTGTTAATAATCAGCTTGTCATCTAGGGCTGTGACTATGTTGCGGTAGGTGATGCCTGTGCCATCATTGGAGAAGAATGTCGGATTAGCACCAGACTTGCTTTGAATGGTTGCTCTGCTTAGGAATTCAGCATTACCGGATGGCTTGATATAGAACGCACCTTGCTCGCTAAACTCCATGTTTTGAATGGCTTGTAGTGATGTCCGAGAAGTGCCAGGGTCAGCTTGAACCGTGGTTGAACCAGCCTCTATCTCACGCATGGATGTAGGAAAGCCGATGGTGTCTAAGATGGCTGTGATACGTGTGCCTGTGGTTTGGCCAGCAGTCCCACCTGTGACGGTAGTTACTGTGGACATGTTAAACAAGCGGAAAGCATCAGATAGTTCTATATCTACAAAGCCTATGTTCTGCTCTTTGTCCCATGTGTAGTTATATGTGATTGTGTAACCTGAGAATAAGAATTCTCCGTCAGCTGATATACGCACCTTACGCAGCGGCACTAACTTGCCAAAGTAAGGTGAAGCCGGATTGGTTGGGTTCCAATCGCCATTTGGATCTATAACTCTTATGGTGGCTGTGCCAGCCTGAAATTCCTCTTGAAGCAGGTTGTATCCACGTCTGATTGAAACTCTATTGACTTGGTTTGAGATGTCTATGGTGTCAGCCGCGGCATCTGCCAGCGTGTTGAATCCCAATACACCTTCACCAATTATGAACGGGTAGCCGAATACGGCACCAGAACTAAAGTCGAAGGTTACAACTAGGGTGGGTGTTGCCACTACAAACCGCCGGAGAAACTCTGAATAGTGCTGTAGTTATTCTTGTTGCCGTTGGCTGAGTTATTAACTGATGCCACGCCAATACCGTATTGAGCAGCTGATGGATCTATAAATATGCGTAATTCATTTATAGCAGCATTAGGATTGCTTGAGATATAACCGTTGGCAGCGTTAGGGCGAGCGAAAGCATCTTGGTAATTGCTTAGATTTGCTGCTGGCCCGAAACCTTCAAAGCTAGGAGGTAACCTGATGCCTCCTGGAGATAGCGGACTAGTCATCGCTGGCACTCCAACTTTAGGCGCACCTAGTTTAGCAAGTTCATCTCTAAGGTCTCTAGCGCCCTTCAAAGCCGCCATAAGGGCATCTGTAAAGCCCCATAGTGGATTGCTTGAAGATAACTTCATCGCCGCTAATTGAGTGGCTAATAACTGCTGCGCTAGGTTGCCAGCCTCAGTTGCGTTGCCTAGAAGAATGGCCTGTTGTAGTTTAAGGCGTAGGGTCTCATCCTCAGTTATCTTGCCCATAAGAGCAGCTGTGTTCTGGATTAAATCCATATCCATAACCTTAGATGATCCATCAAGAACGGCTTGAGCCTTTTTCAACGCTAATTGCTTGGTCTGCTCTTCGGTTAATTTCTTGGTGTTAGATACTATGGTTGAGGTTATTTTGCTTGTGGCTTTAGTGTTTTCAACAATCTTCTTTGAGTTGCGAACAGACTTAATTTCAGCCTTACCCGCTTTTCTAAAGAACTCTAGATAAGAACCAACCACCGGAATGGATTGAAGGCTAAACAATCCTTTGAGAAGGTTAGCGCCAGGAATAGACTTAATCTTTTCAATCATCACGCTAATGCCTACGATTACCTCAGCAATAGATGTGGAGAAGTTATCCATGGCATCGCTTAGGCTTACGATGTTATTATCTGAAAGATTAGACAGGGCAATAACTAAACCTTCACCAATAGTCTCTTTGGCGTTCTCTGTTGATACCTTTAGAAGGTCTAACTGGCCTTTGTAAGTCTGAACGGCTGCTGCCGCATCGCCTTGGAAGTTAGCGCTTAGGCTGGCAAGGATTTGGTTTAGATCACCGGATGCAACTGTGGCCTTGCTGATACCGCCGCCTAGTCGGGTAAGTGAGGTGTAGTTTCCTAGATAAGCCTTGCTTAGTGCTGCGCTGACAGCGGCTACGTCTTTGCCCGTTCCAGCTGATATGTCTAAAGATAGGTTAAGAAGTTTTTGAGCCTGAGCGTAATCGCGTGTTGCAATAAGTAAAGATTGGAAAGCAGGGCGTAATAAATCATCTAACACACCTGTAGCTTGTTGAGTTTTACTTATAAAATTCTCAACATCAACGCTATTAAAAGCTAAGCCTAAGTTAGATAAAGTTTTGGTAAGTTGTGCGGCTGCAGCGTCATCTTCTACAAATGCCTTAAATGATTGTTGACCTAAACGAAAAGCCTTTTGCACACCTGCTAAACCAACATATCCAGCAGCTAAATTCTTTACCGCTTTAGTTAAACCAAAAACATCCTGACTGGCTTTGTTAAACGCTGCCTTGCCTTTATATTCAGCGCCAATACCAATCATTAAGTCTGTTGTTGCCATGACTAACCTACTCTCGCTCTAAACTTAGCTGCTGCAGCTTCAATAGCTTTGATAACTGCTGCGTTGGTCTTGCCGCCATCCTCAGCCCAAGCACGATAAATTAAGCGGCCTTTCATGTAACGGCCACGTCTGCCTGAACCGGAACGTGTATTACCTTGCGCAATAGGACTAGCTTTTTCTAATGCTGCAATAAATTGTGCGCCGGCTCGTGGGTTGTTTGAATGGCTAAAGTTCTTGTTAGTTCTGGGTGTGCCTTTAGGTGCTTTTTGTTGACCATCCATGCTTTTACGACCAGCAGTCTCATAAATTGCACCTGAGGCTGTCTTGTTAGCAATAGAAGCTGCATAAGAAAAGCCGCGTCTGTTTGGCTTAGATGGTGTGGTTTTGTAACCAATACCTCTACGCATCAAAGTTGCGTTGTAAATAGGCCATTTACCAGTCTTGGTTTCACCACGCCAATGCGATGGCGTAAATTCTGTTTTAACATAACTGCGAGCCTTCTTGACAATAGGCTTTAGGAAAGCAGCCATCTCATCTTGTAATTCTTTAGCTAAGTCCGGTTCAAACTTGCGAAGGGCGGTGCGAAGTTGGCTAGCGCCTGTTAGCGTTGTTGCCATCCTTCATCTCCTTTGCCCTATCTTTCATAGCCATTAAATAAGTTTTGAACATTCGCTCATCCATATCGATAAAGGATTGAGCAGGAATTCCCGTCTCTAGGCTCATTCGTGCAATGAGGTAGTGAAGGGAATCCCTAGTTAGTCCAAAGGGTCATCATCAAGAACTTCCACACGCACAAGAGTTTCTAAGAACTCTGCGCCGAAAGGCTTGACAGTTTCTCCCGATCTACGGATGCACTCCCAGGCTAACCAATAAACGTCAGACTGTTTCTCATCCTCACGGAAGGCTTTGTGCAAGCCTTTCTTTGCATAGATTTCAAAAGCGAACTCTATTGCTGGTGTTATTACGTGAGTGGTATCGCTACCATCCACCCTTACTATTCTTAACTTTGCCATGTTAGCCCTTTTCTTTTAGTTGTTTAGAATGTGCCTGTTGTTGCTAGTGCTGTCTTGCTGTTGCATGTGAAGGTGATGTCAATCGTTGCTTCGTCTGCTACTGCGCCTGCAATGTCTGTCAAGTTATCAACAAGGATAGTGCCTGTGTAAAGCACGTTGGTTGCTGATACTGCTGTTGCCTTATCTTGTAGTGCTGAGAAGGCTACGGTTGTGCCGTAAGCAGCTTGTAGAGTAGCAAGGACTGAACCTGCTGCTGTGTCGTTCAAGAATGTTACTGTAATGGTGTCAGCTGAAAGTCCGGATACGAACTTGTGTGCTGTGTCTCCCATAGCAGTTACTTCTAGTTGGTCTGCTTGGCGGTTTAGTGTGAAGGCTGTAACGTGATCTGATAAATCAACGGTCGCGATTTTTAATCCGACCTTGTTATTCAAGAATATCGCCATGGTTTATTCCTCATCTTTCTTGGCTGCTGCCTTTGGGGTGGTGTTGATTTGACCGATCTTCTTCAAGAAAGCCAAATCCTCAGGTGTTAGATCGGACATATTAACTCCAACTCGTTAAGATACTCAGGCGTATTTCCGCCGTGAGAAGGTCTCCAGCAGTTGTATCAACTGATACACCAGACACAGAGCCAATGTTATAGTTTAGCGTTGATGCCGCTAGTTTAGTAAATACGCCAACAATGAATTCTTCAATGTCCATAAGTGAACCCTGGTTATCCAGAAGTGGCAAATAAAGTTTTAAGCGAAAGTTAGCCAAAGGTGCAACCGTAATGTGTTGGTTATTGCTTGGCACAATATAAGGATCATCAGGTTCTACAACCACGCTGTTGGCCAACGGTGAGGCAGGCGGAAAGGAAAATACCTGCCATACCGTTGGATTACTTAAAGCCGTTGCAATGGTAGAACGGAGAGTTGTGACGGCAACTGTCATCCGACTAGCCCATTTGGGTTCAAGTAATTCGCAATCAAACCACGAACTCTAGCAAGTAGTGTGTTGCCCATACGGTAAGGTGAAGGTGTAAATCCATCCGGTGATACGCCACCAGCATTTGAAAGTTGTCTTGATTGCCAGATGTCCACGGCAATTAGTAAAGATGCTTCTCTAATTTCCGGAACTGTTGCAAAGTCGATGTTAGTGCCAGCCGCTACTGTGGCAAAAGGTTGGATAGGGTTCTTCACTTGATCTGAACCTGTTGCTGCGTAGCTGATTGAATAGTTATATGCCGTCAAAGAATAGTTTTGGTAGTTAAGGGCTGATACCTGAAGTGCGCCGTTAATCTCAGTAATTGTCTTTGTGCCGTTGAATGGAGAACCGGCATTAGTAATAGTTACGCTCTGACCGACATACATTCCGTGAGGTTGCTGGAAGTAAAGTGTTGCCACGTTGTCAGTAAGGCTTCTGGCTGCTGCGTAATAATTGTTAAACCAAAGATGCCCTTTAATGATGTTCTCAGATGCTTGGCAGACTTCTTCAACAACTGTAGAAGTATAGAGAGACCCGATACCTAGAACTGTGCGCAGTTCTGCTTCGGTTACATATGTTGCTGGCATGATTTCCTCTCTAATTAAAATTGAAGGGGCTAAGGGCTACAAAGCCCCTTCAACACTATTGCTAAGTGTGGGTTATGCAACCATCCACTTGTATGCGCCA